TGGAGGTTTCAAACGTGCTCCCAAACCATGGGAGCATGAATCCGTACTACATGATAAGAAACCTAAATTGAGCGCCAAGCTTAAGATGCAGGAGAGACTTTCCAACTTCAACAGTAAGATGGCTAAGTGTGCTGCGAACCACGGCAAAGTCAGCCCGTGTAGCGAGATTGAGTTCTTGGACTATTACGGTGGGGCTAAACTTAAGGTTTACACACACTCTGTTGAATCATTTGGATTTAGACCATTCAATACAAAGGATTGTAGCGTGAAGTTATTTACCAAAGATGAATACCTGAAACCAGGTGGGACTCCGAGGGCGATACAACCACGTTCACCACGATATAATGTCATGCTTGGGAGGTATATTAAGGGAATTGAACATTTGATTTTTGAGGCAATCGATGAAATATTTGATGAGACCAAGGAACACAAAACAGTTGCAAAGGGAATGAACATGATTGAACGAGGAGGAGAGATTCAGAGAATGTGGGAGAGATACGCAGAGCCAGTAGCAGTAGGATTGGACGCGTCGCGATTTGACCAACACATCAACAGAGAACTATTAAATATAGAACATACTATATATAAGATGTGGAGCGAATCGGAAGGTGACCGCCTTCCCCCACTCTCGGCTCTTCTCCGAGCCCAATTCAAGAACTACGGAATGTACATAAATAAAGACGGAAGGTTGCGATACACAGTCGATGGGTGTCGCATGTCCGGTGATATGAATACGAGCTTAGGCAATGTTATCATCATGTGCAGTCTGATGTACGCATACTTCGAACATAAAGGTATGTCAGACAAGATTTCACTCCTAAATGATGGCGATGACTGTGTCATTGTTATGGAGCGGAGCAACGCAGAGGGGTTTCTGGAGGGATTAGAGGATTGGTTTTTGGAAATGGGGATCACGATGAAGGTTGAAGGGATTTTCTCCTCACTTGAGGAGATTGAATTCTGTCAAGCGCGACCCGTGTTTAACGAGGAATCTGGGTATGTATTAACACCACGACCAAGCAAACGGCTATACAGCGATCTTGTATGCACCAAACATATTAATGTTAAGAAGGTGTATAATAAACAAATAGGGGCTGTGGCTGGTTGCGGAATGGCGATGTCAAGTGGTACACCTATATTTCAAAATTTTTACATGTGGTTAGGGAGAGGAGCAACACCTTGGATACCAGAGGTTGGGGACTATTATTATAAGTACCGACAAGAGCTGGTTGATAGGATGTTGTTCAAGTACCGTGAACCCACTATGAAGGAAAGGACTAGTTTTTACTTCGCGTTCGACATTACACCGTCTGAACAAATTGTCCTAGAGAAGTATTACAACGAACTTCCTGATCCTAGATTTACTGAATCTGTCTTTGATCCTGAAAGGGCTTTGGATAGCCATCAATATTTAGCGGAACCTGAACAAAAATATAAACGCATGGCGTAACTCAACGCCAACTGGGCTCTTCCAGTATAATAAGGGGCGACCACCACGCCTAGTATGGGGAATAGAAGGAAAACTATTTGCAAGTGTAAACCCGGCGACCCACCGTGAAAAGGAGGAAAACATGGCCAGAAGGAAGACGTTTGGACCTTACGAGGTAGCGCGCATATGGACATAATTGTCCCGGTACCAGCGATTACGGATTAGAAGAAGCAATGTACCCTTAGCTTCTACAAAACGCCTGGTACGAGAGGCGGAGTGCTATTTAGCACAGGAGGCAAGCCCAAGTGCCGCCTTAAGACACTAATAGTGTTAATAGGTTTGAGCTTGTGGGTAATCGCGCGCGAAAGATTAAGGTATCTTTTGCATGTTAAATTATTACCTTACTAATAATAATAATAGAAATAAAAACAGGAAAAGAAATAATAATAGATCTCAACGAGTTAATGCACCAACATCAACAGGGTTGAGAACGTCAGGGGGTATGCCCCAGACTAC